ACTCGCGGCGAGTGGACAACTTCCCGTCGTGGCGAGCGTGACCCACGCATTCGTGACCGTGGAAGGAGCGATCCATTCAACAGTGTCGCACCCGGCGGCGACCTTCGGAATCGCGGTCGTCCCGGCCACGTAGCCGCCGGGAAAGGTGTAAATCGAGCACTTCCCCTTCACGCCCGCGCCGGTGCTATCCGCCGCCCAAAATGAGATAGATAGGACACTCGTCGTCCGAGCGGGCGTCGGGCACGTCAAGGTTGTCTCAATCCGGTTAGGGCGGGGCGTCGTCCCCGTCTGTGTTGGGAACGACGGGCCGGGACAGTTGGCATCGGCGACCCCCGCGCCCGGAACCATAAGCGGCGGAAGCGTCGTCGTCGTGGCGCCACTCCCGACCGCCGCCGGGCCGCATCCGGCGATGGCAGGGCCGCAGTCTTTCCGGGTCTGCCCGAGGGCGCCTAGCTCTAGCGCGAGGGCCAGCAACGCCGCCGCGGCGACCTCATGCGCCCGCGCACGCATAGAGTACGGTCACGTTACAGCTTGAGCATGCCGTGACATTCGCCCGGTAGGTACATGCTGGATTATTGACCGACACAGCTTGCGAAGTCGTCGTGCCGTCGACCGTCATGGTACCGCCCGATACCGCCGCCCAATTCGTCGAATCGCAGGAAATCTCTAGGGCGACCGTCGCCGTGCCCGCGGTCCGTATGGTCTGCACAACGAGCGCCGGGGCGGCCCGCGCAAGCACGACGTCGGTCGTCGGCCCCGTTGCCGTCAACGCCGCGGCCGAAAAGGCGCCGCTCGGGCATGCCTTGGTTGCCGCATGCGCCACGCCGGCGACGAGCACGAGCGGCAAGAGAAACTTTGCCTTGCCGCTGCGAATCTTCGTAAGCGTTTTCGCGAGCGCGGCTTGCCGCTTGGTGCGCGTCGAGGCGGTCGAGCCCTCTTTAAGAACCTGCGTCGCGTACGCGCCCGTCGACTTGCCCGCCGCTTTCGCCTTCGCCTTGAAAGCGCCTGGCCGTTTGATTGCTCCCTTTATCCATGCCGTGGCCATGGCCGCCGCTCCTTGTGTCGGTTACACGCCAAATGGGCGAGCCGGAGATTTTGCGCGCTATCGTCGCCGCCCTGGCACCGTTGAATGACATGGTCGATACTGACTTTTTCGCTAAGCGGCTCCTGGCATATCCAGCACAACGCCCCATCGCGCTCTTGAAGCAATGCAATGACCATACGGCGATAGTGCAGGTTAACCGGGCCATGTAGACGCCCCGTGCGTTGTCGCCACTCCCGTTGCGTGACGCGGATTCGCTCACGGTGCTGTGCGTAGTAGGCAGCTTGATAGGCCGGATTAGGCTGGCCATTCGCTAGCCGGCTCGGCATGCCAAGCGCGAGCGAATGGCGGCCCGCTCGCCTTCGAACGTCCGTGCCACGAGTCCACCTTGCCATCGCTACCTCGGCAACCTCGGCAAGCGCCGGAAGAGGTCGCTCACGTTGCGGGTCGTACCGATACGCCCGGGGCCGAGCGGCGACGGCGCCCGAATGCCCATGAGCGCTTTTGCGCGGTCGCGGGCGTCGCTATGCGGTTTCGGGAGTTTGGGGCGGCCGCCGACTTGGCGCGCGAGCTCGTTAACGCCGTGGCGAGCGACGCCGGGCACGTATCCGCCGCCAAGCGGCGCCGGGGGCACAATCGCCGCCGGCGGTTTCGGAATGACGGGCGCCGGCGGTATCGGCCCGCCGCCGGGCACCGGCATAACCGGCGGCCCGACCGGCGGCCCCGGGGGTGGCCCCGGTGGCCCCATCGGCCCGGGCGGCGGCCCCATACCCGGCGGCCCCGGCGGCCCCGGAGCGCCGAGCGGCGGAGGCGGGCCGCCCGGCGGCGGGGGGCCGAGCCCGGGAGGGGGGCCAGCGGCGGCCGCCATGGCAGATTGGAGCGCTTGCACCTCGGCGGCGACGGCAAAAGCGATATGGTCTTGAACGTGGCGCGTCATGAGCGCGTGGGCGTCGTCGGTCAAAATGCCCTTGTCGAGCATTCCTTGATGCCCCTGAATGTGCGCCATGTGATCGTCGGCCGGAGAAATTTGGAGCTCCTCCGCGCGATTCACGCGGGCAAGCGCGTTTTCGTAGCGCCAATCCTGCGGGTCTTTCGGCCCCGCGGATTTTAGTACGCGGTCGGCGTTGGGAAGCCCGAGCCCGACCGACCAATATTGCCGGAGTACGTATTGCCAATCGACGGTGACGCCCTCGGCGGTGAGTTGGTCTTGCGGTACTTGCACAAGCAACGCGATGCCTTGCACCATTTGCTGTGCACGTACTTGCTGGTTAAGCGCCGACGTCGTACCGAGCCATTCCCATTCATACTCGCCGACTAAATCGGCAACGGTAATCGGGTGCTCTAGGAGCTCGACGCCTTGCTGCCCGGCGACCTTGAGCACAATATCTCGGTCAAGGCATTGCTGCGAAAGAATGTCGGAACGTTCGAGCAACGGGACAAGCACGTCATCTTCGAGGTTTTCGACGACCGCGCGGAGGTCGACGGCGCTATCGGCTAGCTGTGCCGCCAAGCCCGCCGAGTCTTGCGGCCCGCCCGATTGTTGCCCGGGCACCATGGGGCGCGCCGGCGTCGGCGCGACGAGCGTGTCTGCCATGCCGAGGAAACCTTGCACCGCTTCGAGCCCGGCTTGTGCGGCCCCTTGGGGCGGCGTGGTGAATTGCACGCCGGCGGGATTGGCAAGCCACTTGGCGCCCGGCGTCATGCGGAGCGACGTCGGGTCTTGCACGGCGCCAATGTCGACGACCGCTATCGGGTTCGTCGACCATACAAACGCGTCGCCCGATTGGTTGCCGAGGTCGTTGACGAAATATTGCAGGTAATCGAAAAGCTCGGGAAGCCCGCGGCCGTAAAACTCCTCCGCGACCTCGACGAAACGCCCGGCGAGCCATTGCGTGCCACCGTGCCAGAATGGGCGGCGTTGCACCCGGAGCGGTATGGTGTCGGCGCCGAGGGTCACGAGGTAGCGCGCCGCGCCGATACCTTCAAGATCGACCATCCAAGAGCATTCGGTCAAATCGAGGGGCCGGAGCGCCCGCGGCAAATTGGCGTCGAGCGGGGCGGTAAATCCCTTGTCAGCGAGCCGTTGCGCGAGCGCGTCGTACTTCGAGCCCGACGAGCTCGACCCGCGCGAACTAATCGCCTGTTCGTAGAGCTCCAAGAGCTCGGGCAAGTTTTCGTAGACGTTGCCGCGCTTGGGGTCGCCCTTGTCGAGCGGGGTATCGGCGAGCGCTTGAACGTGGGCGCGCGATACGCACCTATCCTCGAAGACTAGCGTTGCGTCGTCGAGCCCGGGGGCGGTAACGGGCCAGACATAGAACGCGAAGAGGTCGACGGGCTCGAAGGTCGGCCCCAAGAAATCGGCGACCTTTTCGACGCTTTCGATTGTGCGCCCCGAGGGCGAGCCGTCGTCGTCGAGCACGTCGCGGATAGCGGGTTGCATGTGTTCGATGCACCGCCACACGTTGCGAACGGGCGACGTGCCGTACATGACCAATTGCCGGAGCCACGGCATTGAATGGCGCCGGAGCCGCATAAAGCGGCGCATCCAATATTTTTGGAGCGCTACCTTGGCGGGTACGCGCGACTCGAAATCTTGGCGGAGGGCGCGGCACGCGAACCAATCATTATCAGGGAAGAGGTCGCGCTTGATTCTGGTTACCCATTGCTCAATCCACCGCCGCCCGATTGGAAAATAGACGTTAGTCCGGCCCTTGTACCCTTGAATGTCGTGCCGCAAGCCCCAAATCCGATAGTGACGAAGCCACCGGTCGCGCAACACTTGCCGGTCGTCGCGCGTGCGTTTGATAAGCGGGCAGAGCTCCTCGTTGACCCGCGCTTTAATCTCGGGGTCGAGGGCGAGGTTTTCGGCCGGCTCGCCCCTCGCCGGCGCAAGCGGCTTTTCGTCGGTCTTGTCGGCCGCCGCTCGAACGCCTCGCGCCATTAGCGGCGCGCCCCCAACATGCACATGGTCATCTTGGGGCGGTGCGTCTTAGCACGCGGCGACCCCCTTGACTACCACGCGCAATCGGCGGCGCCGCGCATAGGCACGGTTCCGAGCCCGCTGGCACAGCCGACATGCCCGCCCGCCCTGCGGAATTTGGTAGGTGTTATCGGCATCGAAGGCGTGGCCTCGAACGCATGCCAACGCCCGGGCATGCTGGGCCGGTGGCGCTTCGCCGCGCAACACGTTGACGGCGCGAGTCACAAGCTCAAGGTGAGCCGGATTGACGCAATGGCGTACACGACAAAGGTGGTCGACGGTGAGGTTTGCTGGGATGGGCTCGCGGTGATGGAGCTCGTAGGCGAAGCGGTGCGCGGACATCGTAACGGCTCGCCCATGGATATATCCGACGTGCAGTGCACCATATCCGCCGCCGACCCGACCGCCCCGCCATAGCCAGCATGCCCGCGGTCCGTCGCTAGCATCAACGTACATCCAAAATCGCTCAAGCAGGCTCACCACGCACAATCCGCTTTCGCTATAGCTTGTAACTTGACCATCCATTCAGCAGATGCACCCATTATGTTATCGTTTAAGTAATCGAGCGCGTCGCAGACGTCTTTGTAGGGGTGCGTCGGCATTGGCTTCCCGGTTTTCGGGTGCCGAGCGAAGCCACCGGAAAGCGCGCTATGGAGTATCGGGCACCGCGGCGAAACCAAAAGAGCCGGCGACGGCTCGGGCTCGCCGGGTACGACGACGCGGCGGAGCATTCGTTGCCGCAAGCCCTCGAAGCGGTGCGCGTGGTTTGAGAAGGTCTGCAAGACAATGCCCGCCTTCAAGAGCTCACGCCGAATGCTCCCGAGCTCCATTTCATGCAACGCTTCGGGGTCGCCGGCGTCGAAGGTCGGCCCCACGGCGCCGATTAGCTCTAGGGTCATTGCCTTTGTGGCTTCGATTTGGGCGGTCAGGCTCGCGTGCTCCATCACGAGCTCGGCGAGCACGAGGAGCCGGCCCCACGCGTCGACTTGGGCGAAGATGGTAACCGGGCATACCTGACCGAAATCCCAACCCCGGAGGAGCCGGCCCGCTTGGTTGGTGCGTATTTCCCGACGCATGAGCGCGGGCACGTACTCGGGAAGCATGGGGTCGCCGCCGCCCAAATCCCATGCAATTTCAAACTCGCGTTGCCAACCGCGGGGCGGCATGCCCCGCATGGCTTCCTTCTTCCACGCGGGGTCGCGCTTATGCGGGTCGGCGCTATAGTGTACCTCGACAACGTGCACGCCGTTACGCGGGCACGTCCATTCGGTCACGCCCGGCAACGGTTGCCCGGCGGTCGTACGCGGGTCGGGGCGCTCGGCTAACGAGCTCGACGAGAGAAACGGCACCTAGTCTTTGGGCTCCTCCGGCGCGGGCGGCCCCACCACGGGCGGCGGCACCTCTTCGGTCTTTTCCTCTTCGCCGTTCTCCTCGTCGTCGGGCGGTAGGTGCTCGCTTTCCTCTTCGGGCGTCTTGGTTGCCATGGTGCCCTCCGGTTACGCCGCCGTCGTCGCGGCGTGCGTTATCGCGTTCGTGAATTTCTGCGCGTAGCCCTGAATCTGCGACGCGCAATCGAGCCCGTTAACGATCTTGCGGGCGTTGTAATAGTCGGTTGTATCGGCGCCCGGGTCGGTGCACGTAATATACTTCGGTAACCCGACGCCGGTAAAATCGCCGTCGTACATGCCGCCGAAAAT